TGAGGGCCAAATCCACGAGTACTTACAGCAGATGAGAGCCGATGGAGGGCGGGAGTGGTTCACCCTGACACCAGAACAGGCAATCGCTCTGGCTATACTTATTAACAAGATTCCTAGTGTTGATTTAACCCAGCAGATTACGCTCAGGTCGATACTCTCAAAGCAGGATAAACAGCAGGCAATGATAGTCAGCAAGCTCGACATAGTAGCTGGAAAACTTAAGAACGTTCCGCTTGATAGAGAATCCATGGAGATAATTAGGAAGTCTAAACAACCTGAACCAGAGAGCCCTTTTGCCAATGACGATACGGTATATCAGGACGCCAAGTTAGTCGTCATGCAAGCAGGAAAAGCATCGACTTCATTGCTTCAGCGTAAGCTTAAAATAGGATATGGCAGAGCATCACGTACGATAGAACAGCTCGAAGAGGAGGGAATTATCGGCCCAGCTGATGGCGCTAGAGCACGAGTAGTGTACACTGAAGCTATAATTAAACAGGAACAAACCAATGCCCTTTAGCTTATTCGTTTTGGCGGTCTGGGTCTTCTTACAAAGTGCGAACGTATACGGATGGATTGAAAGCGCTCCGAAGCTCACAGCATTCATCGGCATCGTATTCGTCGTAACAGTCGTCATCGACGCTGTCCTATGGGCACGTACAAGTCATCCATTCTGGAAGCGCAACGCCTAGTTATTCCCGGAAATACCAAGCCTTAAATCGGTTCCATAGACGCGTCCGAAGCTTATCGCCAGGACGCGTTTTTGGTGCCCGTGGTGCTGTTACAAAATCGTTATAAACCAAAGCTAACACGACTAATCCGCACGCTCCGATTACAAACCAGTTGAAGCTCATGATTCGCATTTCTCATTCACGATGGTTAATAAAATGTGGTACTTCCCGATACGTATATCGCGGTCATCCGAACATGACTCGGCGCTATCTACGATGCCGATTTCCCGTATCGTGATCGCGGTAACTATCAGCAGGATGACGACGAATAGAACAGCCAGCCATTTATAAATGTTGCTCCAAATTAGCCATCCAAATGTCGGGGCGGAATTAGTCTTACTGATGGCTTTATTTCTTTCCGCTGAGTGCCGCAACAAGCTTAACGAACCAATTAGATTTGGTAGCTGATGGAGCAGTGGCTTTGGCTTTTTCGATACTAGTTGTCGCGTTAGCAATGGACTGGGATAGCGCTTCATTTTTCATTTCCAACTGTGTCGCAAGGTCAAGAATCTGCATGTCACGTTTCGCAAGTTCCGTATTCAGTCGCTCGATCGCGGTGCCTTGGCCGAGCCGTATGTCGTTCATCATAGGCACGAGTCCACGCCAGAACTCATCATCGTTCGGGTCTTCATAGCGGTTCTGTAGGTTCGGGCTGTCAGCAGGCAAGTTGATACCTGCGTAATTCTGATAGTGTTCCCGTACTGTTTCTGGTGGTATTAGTCTGCGTGGCATGTCTTCCTCCGTAATTAGTTGTCCGATATAAGCTGTTTGTGAATTGAGATGTAGGTATACCCATCGTACGCCATCTGCGTCATTGATGGTCACATACTTGCCGTTAGTGGGGTCTTCAAATACGCCGGTGATTTTGGCAGGTACTTTGAGGTTGAAGCCTTGGCCTTGTGGGTGTGTGGCTTGTCCATTGACGAACTTTCCGATGTGCAAATGTGGGGCAGAACTCGCGCCGGTATTTCCTGAGAAGCCGATGGTCGTATTCCCGTTGATGATGATAGGTGTGTTCTTTGGCATGGCTCTATCTTCGCCACGATGTGTTGGTCCGATAGAACCACCTTTGCCGTAGAAGCCGTCATCTACAGCACCGAAGCCGAACGTGACAGGGAACTGAGATGCATCTTTCATATGACTAGATAATACCACAGTGAGCTATATCACATTCTTGCTTTTTCCGCCGTGTTATAATTACATCATGAACTACGTAATAAACATCAGTCCAATACAAACAAAGCCCCGAGTCATTCATTGTATCGACGACATCTTAGCTAAGCATCCAGACCCTTGGCACTAATCTATTGCTTCCAGCGACTATTACGTTTGATGTGAGCTATAGTTGAGTACTTAACTCCAAAGTCTTTTGCCAGAGCTTCATGAGTTTTTGTCCCGATTAACGTACGAATCTTATCAACCTGTTTTTGAGTAAGCTTCCTATTGCCTAAAGGCTTTGGCCTTATACCAATTCTTATTGAATGCAGTAAATTCTCTGAACGAGTGCACCACTCTAGGTTAGAGACATCGTTATTCAGTTTATTACCATCAATATGATTTACCTCAGCTTTATTCAGAGGGTTGTCGATGAAGTGTTGCGCCACCAGTCTACTAATACTCCTAGGGTAGGACTTGTTATTTTTCCAGAGTGTAGTAACTTCATAACCTCGCGCCACAGATGTCTTACGGTATTCCCCATTTGCTCTAATTATTTTTCCAGAACTAGTTATCAAATAATTCTCAAACCCTTCAATAGGTTTCTTTTCCATGCCTGCTACCCTTTTTACCATTACAAGTATAACATGCTGGCTCTAGATTAGCATCATCATGTCGCTTGCTGTAGTTGGCGGCATTGCTCTTCGGAATGACATGATCGAGCGTCAAAGCGGTTACATCCATCTGAACACCGCATAGGTAGCATATGTAATAGGGGGCAGGGTGGTTCTTAATCCATTCTGCCCGTATCTCTTGCCATTTATAAAATTGCTTACCACGCTGTTTGGGGCGTTTCTTAGTCGTAATAGCTGTACGGGGCTTATGCATTAAGCAGAACTCCCCGTAACAGCCCCGATCACAGCCGTCACGGGAGCAGGTTTTAGCCATGATAGGTATACACCAGCAATGCTAGGGAACACAGGGCAGCCACAATCAGTATCCCGATTACCATCGCACCCCTTGATGACTCAATCATACTTTCCACTCCTTGAATATCCGTCGCTTCTTAGCTGGCTTGTCTTGGTCGTATGTCCTTACCTTATAGAGGATGAAGATACAGATACTAGACATGACCACTGCGCAAAATATGGCTAACATTATTTATCACCCCCAAAGAGTTCTTTGAGCCCACCCCTAACTTTGACAGCTGTGGGTTTCTTGATTTTCTTAATTTCGTAGCCGAGTAGTTTCATATCATCTCCTTGTTATCTTAATTCGTCTCTAGCCCTAAATACCACGATTGCGCTCGGAAATGGTGCAGGATTTTCTTGGTCATCAAACTTTAACCGCCCCTTAATGAATCGTATCTCAGTAGCTTTCATGCAGTAATCGTGCCACCACCTTGTATCAGTACGGCTAGGAATTAAAAATACCACCGTCTTGCCTTTCTGCCATTCACCAAAACCCTTAGCGATCCAATCGCCAATCTTGCGACCGTAAGGCGGATTAACATAGTTTGACCCCCCCCATTCGGATGTCAGGCCATCTACGGAATAGTTGGGAGGGCATGGGTCATGGTCAAAGGTAAACTCAGCGTCTAATGTCTGGTATACAGCCTTGGGTGTTTTCCAATCTAAACGTTCTGACATGAAGTGTGGTTTCATTTGCTCACCTTGGCTCTAAGCTCGGCGATTCTGTCGTTAAACCCTTTAGCAATAGAGCTAGGCCACTCCATGCAAGACTTACAAGCGTCGTCACTGACTCGTCTGTAATTAACGGTACATTCTTCCAGCATCACCTCTAGCATGAGTTGGGACAGGGCGGATTTGGCTTCATCTTTACATTCTTGCCAGCGGCCATTGGCTGTATACTTTCGCTCTTGATACCAGTAATTTGCTAATTCATTAGACAGCTCGTCCAGCCTCTCTGATATAGAGGGGGTCATAGCTCGGCCTCCCGTTCGATGTGGCTTAGAACAAACGATATTGCCCGTGCTGCATACTCTTTGGGGTCTGCTGTGACAGGGTGTTGTGAATAGTTGGTTATTAGGTCGGCTATATCAAGCAACACTAGATGGTACTCATTATCTTCTTTGAGGTATTCAGCTTCGCCTTTTTTAAGCCATTTACTCATTGCTTCTCCGTTTCTTCACGATTAAGGTTGTGGTTTGCTGTGTACCGCCACGAATCAACTTGTCCGCTTAGAAATACATCAAAATCTTTAATATCACGATTGACCTTGAACCACTTCCATTTATCAAAAGCTGCCTCTGCCTGAATCCGCCTGCCATCTATCCGTGCTGCTGATATAAGGCTCTGAACTTCTTTCATGATGTCCTCTACTGCGTAAATCTCAGCTGACCTATCGTGGGCTAGAGCGGCTTCACGATACTTTTGCCCCAGCTTAGCTATGGACGGGTACCACTGTTTTAGCTCCCCACTAGCTATGTCCTTTGGGGGAGGGGTGGCTAGCTTTGTAGGTTCAAATTCATCTACACGCTTAAGCCCGAAATCGCTATCGTCAGTAACATCAAGCTCTATGTCGGCTTGTTCCGTCTCACTAGGACGCTTCTGCTCTGACGCTACGGTATAAACATTCTTGCGATAAGAAGTCATATCTGTCGCGCCTAAATCCCATTCGTGGGGCTGCTCAGAGGGTGTAGCCTCCACGTCGCCATGGTGCGTATGGCACCATCTACTAAATAGTAAAGCTCGGTTCTTACAGCCTACGCGAATACATAAGCCGTCTAGGATTTTCTGGTCGCGGTTCGGTTCGCTTGCTGTGGGGTCATGGGGTTGGCTCATGATGTTTGCTCCAGTAGATCAGGATTTTCGTAGATGTTGCCGATAACTTCAGTATACTTTTCGGCATATTTCATATCACCGTAGATGTCTTCTGTCGGGTGCTTATAAACGAAGCAACCATTATGGAATGAGATACTATCTATAGTCTTTCCAATACGCCTGACTATGTCGCCCTCATAAATCTCAACACCGTTCTTATCTTTGAGGCCTGTGTATTCACGTCTAGCGACTATGCGTCCCATAGTTCGGGCAGTCTCAAGTTTCGTAGTTTCTTCTAGCTGATTTAGACTATACGGCGTGTGGTAGAGTACATTTCCCTCACCGCGTATAATGTAATCAAATTTAATCTCACGCATCCTGTTCCCCCTCTGCCAGCATCACTAAAGCCTGGCCTAGATTAGTTCTTACTGTTTCCTTATGTTCTTCAGGGGCTGTATCTAGGAGTGCCCACTGATAGGCTATGTACGATTCAATTTCCTTCATAGTTCTCCATATCTTGTTCACACAACTTATCCATATAATCAGCTAACTTGATTATTGACTGCTTACTAAGTACTGCCATGGCTATCCATTCACCCTCGGCTTGAATCTCAGCCTTGTAGAATTGACCGTCAAATGCTGTTGGTTTGATCTTATCTAGTTTGCTCATATCGTTGTTCCTTTGTCTTTCCATACGTCCATCCAGACTTTGTTAGCGGTTTTTACGGTTGCCCACATCTGTCGTTGTCCTTCTTCTTCTACCTCGATCTCGAACCGCCAGCGGGGAAGCACTGGTTTACCTTGAGAGAGCATGTCGGATGCGTACTTCTGGTAGAGGGCGTTCATCTGCTTGCGGTATTCGGTTTCAGGGTCGGTCATGACTTCTTACCTCGTAAGTACCGCTCCTCTAAGAACAGTGTCATCGGGTAGTGGTCTTTGTTGCGTATCTCAGCGACCTTCAAGCGTTCTTGTTCCCACTTGTCCCGAAGCTGGGTAGGGACGCGCACCATCATGGTATCGCCACGTTTCTTTACTGGTTCAGCCTTATCCTTTGAAATTTGCTCTGTTGCCATATCCGCTCTCCTTATCTACGTTGCCATAATATTCACGATGTAATTGCTCCCATGTCGGGGACTTCTTCGGCTTCTTGATTTTCTTTACAGCCATTACAGTTCCTCTACTTTCTGACGTAAATCGTTCCGCAGGTAATTTCTGCCTTGTTTATATTTGGATGGGTACTTGTGACCTGATTCAACCGTTGTATCTTCGTTTTCGCCTATCAGTTCCAGAAAGAGGGCTTTGATACCTGCCTTAAGCTTAGCTTTTAGTTCTTCAACCTCACTGGAACTAATCATCTCCTGTTCTATGCTGTTAAATTCATTTATTGGGTCATCTAGCCTGCTCATAAGTAACTCTCCTTTGCGAACTCGGCTGTCTCTATCGCACCTTTTAAGGTTTTGCGGAGGGTAGTCGTGCGCTTCTTATACTGCTTATCCCACATCTTCAGGTGGAAGGCACCGCGATCACGGCGGACAGTGATGCGACCATTCGGGTTATCTACTAATACGACGGTTCGGTGCTCCGTTACGAGCTGACGGTGTAGGTGATTCATCTAAAGCTCCAGTTCTGCGATTAAGTCTTTGATGTCCTGTATCTTGTCGCGTAATTCATCGGCTGCATTGGCTCGTTCTTCTGTAGTGCCTGAGTTGTCACCGTCCCATTCACCACTGATACTCTCAGCTATAGCGTTCAGGACATCCAGCTCACGGCGTACAGCATCGATAGGGTCGACGTATGGCTTAATCTTCAAGCCTGCGTTAGTCACTATCTTGCTGAACTCGGCTTCAGGGTCGTAGTCGTTACCAAACATGTTATTTGTCCTCCACTTCATTATCGGGGTAGCATCCGTCGCAGAACTGTCCTTGACTTGTGATGAATTCGACATCATTGACGCTACAGCTATCACACTTGTCATATCCTGAATCGACTTCGGTGGTATCTTCTACTTCCCATAGTGTTGATTCGTAATTGCTGTCTGTTGGATGATTGCTCATGTCGTTATCCCCGTAGTTAATTTGTTATACCTACATGATAGCATGCTGATAGCAGAATGCAAGCATAATATGTATAATCTTATCCACAGGGTATTGACATAACACAATAAGTTTGCTATTATTACAAACATGACCTACAACAAAAATACACTCACATTTACGAACAGCAAGCTAGACAACTTCGTCATCCGTGACGGTGAACACTACGTCCAGAGCGACTACAAGGCCGTGGAACGGGCGATGCGCTTGGAAGCGATTAGATACATCACTCGTAAGTCATTAAGACACCTCGCGGCTTCATTTGAGTCCACAAAGACCAAGCTCGACCAGTACGGCCTGTAGTACTATATGGGTATGCAAACCGACATCACTTGGGAAGTAGAGGGCTGTACCTGCTGCGGTATAATAACCAGCGGAACTTAATATGTGCTACGCGCGACCGGCCCGGATTTATCCGTGACTCATCGGGATTCAGCGACCCTATCGCAAGGAATCCCTCAGCGCAGTCGGCTATTTCATCGTCATTCTTGGTGAACCCTGTCGATATCATTAGTCGGCGTTCCACCCCAGCCGTCATGGGTAGCCGAGATCAGGTTGATACCTCTCTCCCCACGTAGGCAGTAAAACCGAACGTATGTAGGTGAACCTCATGCCACCGAGACGTGTGACAGCTGGGACTATGTTAGAATCAAATTAGTCGCTTGCCATGTGTAGGATGACTTCTTAACCCGTCACCCACCTGGCGGGTTTTGTATTTATCCACAACCATTTTCATGATGTCAGAGATATGGTTATCCCCAGTTCCATACACAGGCTGAAAACTCAGGTTGATGCTGATTTATAACTGACGTATACTACTTATAACTGAAAGGTCTCTCAACGCTGATAGTCCGAGTAGGGGGTATAAGAATCTTTTAAGGGTATTAGAAAACCCCCATTTCTGGGGGCTGGTCTCTTAACGCTACTCATATTTTAGCACATTTATTTCTTATGCAAATAGTACATTACTTTTCGAGACTACCTTTTGTGGGTATAACCCTGGCTCTGATAATACGACCCCTAAGTGTAGATTACGTTTTTAGATAATCCGTAACCTACTGTACGTCAACCAGGTCAGTTGCTGAGGAGATAACGGGAATCGGATTCCTTGAGCTCGGGTTGGCCACCCTCTGTCTTCTCAGCAATGCTCATAAAGATGCCACCTCAATCGTATGTAGGCCTTAATCAATTGTTACTTGTCTGCTTCATAAACCAAGCAAGGCAAAGGGGGTCTAATGGTCTCTGAACACAGAAATAGGTGTGCAAAACATACGCAGATTGCAGTTGATATAAACGTACACTGCGCGTACACTATAAGCAGAGTTAACTGATACCTGACAGATGACTACGGTCACAGGCGAGCTACTCTAAATCGGGAAGTTGGCGGAGTGGCTAAACGCTAGTCTTAGTTAGTCTCTCGAGTGGGCTAAGATACCAATACTCGGGCGACCATCAGTTCGAATCTGATACTTTCCACCGTGTAGTAGTGAGACGGTAAATTAATCAGCGAACAGTTCGACAGGTAATGCTGGGACTGCACTACTGTCGTTTCACTCTACCAATGAACATTTACAACTCGTATCGGAATAGCTGGTAGTAATTACCGTAATAAGTGGCTGGTCGTCCTCCTAGGAGTGATAAACGCCTTATTACGTAAAGTAAGTCTTTGGATAAGCGTTTGCTACTGGCTACCCCGATACGAGCACCACTTGGAGTGCAGCTGTGACAATCAGGTACGTCCGTACAATAGGTGTCGTTAAATGCCAGATTGACATCCTGGGTGGATGGTAACGAAGCATCCCTGATTGTCTACCTGCACTTCATAGCACCTTTAGAGCGTAGTAGTGCTGGTAGTAAGTGTCTCGCATTGGGCGACCTCTCAAAAAGGTAAGTTCTCCTGAGCATGAGAGTCAGAAACTGCTAACTAGTCCTAACGGGAATGACGTCAGTAAATGAAACCACTGAGAAGACAGGTGGTGGATACCGTAAAGAGAGACTGCTTCATTGCTACTAGCACCATACGCTTTAACGCACCTTTATCAGTCAAAGAGATTAGAGCGCATTGTGGACGGCTAGTTGCAATGGAGAGGCCAAAACCCAGGGCTTACGTCACGCAAGTGGCAACAAGTACAGGTGGAGGGTCGGTAGGGAGTAATTCTCCCCAAAAAGGTTTACTCGAGAGGTAGATTACCACGCACAAAGGGGCAACCACGGAGAGAGAGCAAAGCTCTCCACTACGCGCTTTAATCCATTAGAGCCACACCGATCGGACTAGCTCGCTTTTAAATCGGTGGTTCGTAAGTAAGTTAATATCAGGAAAGGGGAGCACTCAGCATGAAAATTCTAAACCTCTATGCTGGCATCGGCGGCAACCGCAAACTATGGGGTGATGAGCATGAAGTGTGGGCTGTTGAAAACGATTACGATATAGCGATGGCATATAAAAAGCTGTACCCAAATGACGTTATCCTTATTGAAGATGCACATCAGTATCTATTGGACTTCTACCATAACTTCGACTTTATTTGGAGCAGCCCACCATGCCCATCGCATTCACGCATGAGAACATCGCTGATTAAGAGTAAGCCTATGTACCCCGATATGAATCTATATGAGGAGATTATATTTCTAAATGAGTTCTTTAAGGGTAATTGGGTAGTGGAGAACGTCATACCATACTATAAACCACTGATCACACCCATAGCAGAATTAGACCGTCATCTATTTTGGAGCAACAGACATATCGGTAAGTTTGATGGCGGCAGGAATTATAAAGGGCGAGTAACTGACCAAACTAAAGAAGCGCTCGCGGAATCACATGGCATTCAATTACCAGAGGGTACGAAGAACCAGCGTAAGCTACTAAGAAACGCAGTAGACCCATTACTTGGCTTGCATGTCTTAGAAGCTGTCGGGCAAGTAAATAGTGGTACGGTTCGGGCGAACACTGAGCTATTTGGCGAGCTAGCCAAGAGCCCAACCAACAACATAAGGGGGGAGATAAGATGAGTAAGATGAACTGGAAACCATTTAACGATGCGTTTGAAGCCGAGATAGATGCCCAGGAGTTTATGATAGATGAAGCTGAATGGATGGCAGTTATACGTGCCCTTAAAGTAGCTCAAGAAACCATGGAGTCTGTAGATGCCTAAACGTAGAGGTCAAAGATTCAGCGGAGAAGTATACCCCGAAAACATAGCCAAATGGGCTACCCTACCTGAGAAGGGACGGAATCGGTGGTTTAACAGGCAAGTGGAGAAGATCAAGATAGTAAAGGAGGAGTCATGAAAGTATTACAAGTAGTTATTCAAGGTTCAAGCATTCTAGGTTTAGCAGATGACAATAACATGTACCAGTGGCTATCAAGAGATGGCGTGTGGGAGTTCCTAGGACCTGTCGAGGAGGCTGCCCCTGTTGCTGTGGAGCTAGTAAAGGAAGAAGATGTTTAAATTATTCAAGCGCAAGAAAGCATTACGAGTAGAGACAGCATATGAACTTAAACGCGGTGCTACATATCTTGTTGAGTACGATGAGCATCAGGTATCACATAAGGATATGGCAGACTTAAGTGATTTTCTGATGAACGTATACGACATTATGGCCATAGTAATTCCCACCAAGAACGGCAAGGCTATTCGCATAGTCCCAACAGAGGTGGAGCTAGTAAAGGATAACAAGAATGTTTAAGCTTGCTAAATGGTTATGGACTATGGCGGAAAATAGAGCTAGAGAACGTATCTTGGCAGACATACATGCTCGACGTAGCTATCACATCGCCCAGAGCGAAATCGTTTACCTAAAGGAGCGATACGAGCCTGAAACTAAGGATGACGAGGATATGCTGATGCGAGATTTAATGTTGCCAAGATTTACACCCAAAGAACACGGCGCAATCATACGAGTTTTAGATGAGATATTAGCACAAAACCGTCGCGTGACAGGAGTAAAGGAACAAGATGAGTAAGCAGGATAGTCCCCACTACAAACACCTTGTAAGAGTTAGAGGTGGCTGGAAAGCCATGACAAAACGTGAACTAGAGGGTCGTGACCCATATCAAATTAAAGATCCACAACGAGCATACAGGAACCGTATAAATCGTATGCTCCGTAAAACCGTATCAGCATTGGATTATTTAGAGACAATACGATTAACAAGACATATTTGAGAGGCAATATATGACGATAACAAAATATTCTATGGACAGCTGGGAAGTCACAATTTATGCAGGCTTAACAGAGGTAGCCCCATCAGTAGGGGAGGAGAGAGAATGATACATTTAGGAATTGATATAACGACATGGGGCAAGTTTGATGATGATACTTACAAACGTCTAACAGAGTATTGTTACGATATGTTACGTGAGGGGTACAGGTCTTATCCAGAAATACTATTCGTTACTCGTGACCAGTACAGTGACATATTGGCCTATGTAGATGCGAATAAACTACCGTTAGCCCAGAGTGTCAACTACAATCCACAGGCAATGCTTCCAGAATCACTTAAACGTCATCCAGATAATATTCGAGAGTTTACCCTGCATACGCCGATGAATGTTATGTGGGTAAGGGTTTCAGCATGACCGACCCCTCTATACATAAGGCCTTAGACCCGATACGCGGTTACATCAAGCGGCTTATCGAACATGTTGAGAAAGACCATCCTGATGCTGATATGACCCAAGAGTGTAGCTGGCCTGATGATATTATGCAAGAATTTGAAGCCCTCCTCTCTAGGGAGATAACAAAAGCCCGTTTAGATGAAGCTTACCTTGCATCAGGTGGTGAGTTCTTTATGCATAACGGCAAGTACTACAAGGACAGGGAAATCCTCCGTGAGCGTCTCAAGGACTTACAAGAAGGGAAGGAATAACATGTCAGGTAATCGAGTCGGTGGTGTAAAGACCGCCCGAACCAATCTAAACAGAGACCCGTTGTTTTACCACAAGATCGGAGCTATCGGCGGCAAAGCCACAGGCATGAAAGGTTTCGCAACGAACAGGAAGCTTGCCTCATTCGCCGGACGCGCTGGAGGGCTCGCAAGCAGACGGGGAAAGAAGCGCTCACCCCTGAACGAGAAGCTGTATCAGGAGGCAATCAGGCGATTGTCGGAACTTAAGGAGCGGGCGGAGAGGGAACGGTATCAGGTATGAGTAGCAGAGAAAGATTGGCGGTGATATTATCATTAATCGGTGTTGTTGTATCAATTACTAGCGTAGGTATAGTGATTTTCAAGGATAACATCTGATGCCGATAGTTAAACCCATCTATCAACAGAATGGTAAGGTAGAACTGGATATGCGTGTAAGCCCCCTCACAGGCCAAGAGCTGTATGAAGAGATCGTAAAGAGCGTATGGGCCACACAGCGCCCTATCATGTTGACACTACCGGATGTACTCCGTGTCACCCAGCGCCAATTCGCCAGTCTGAACAGCTATACAAAGAAGATGCTTGAGACAGAAGATAGATACATGGTCACTCCGCATAACGCTATGGACATAGTCATAGATCGTGACTACCAGCAAGTGCAAGAAATCGAACAAACGATGCAGTTAACAGATGATATACTTTCACAACGTAATCAGGAGAATACAGATGGACAACAAAGACTACAGCAGTAAATACAATGTGACCAAAGACGGAGACAAGTTCAAGATGACCGCTACCCGTTACTTTGATACTCAAGAGGAAGCAACTGAATATGCCGACAGTATGCCGAACACAGAACGTGATAACGCCCTGGATGAAGTCAGAGAAGATGCCAAGCATGACGTATTCGAGCAGGCCAGTCATATCAACGATGTCGATGCTACAGAGCCACCACAGGAAGCAGAGCAGATTGAGCGTGTGGATAACAAGCAAGCTAAGGATAAGGAAACCGCAAAGAAATGAGCAACGAGAAGAAACTATTCCAGCTAGATGGTGAAGCACACGGTATGAAGAAGATCAAAGAGCTACGTGCTAAAGCTAAGGATAATCCTATGGCCAAGGCGGAATGGTATCTCTGTAACATCAGTGCTGAACTTATGAACAAGAGTCATGGAGTAAACTCAGCCTGGCCAGACCATACGGATGATAGCTGGATGGTACTTACCAAAGACCAGCATGGATACAAGAACTCTATAGAGCAGATTCCACTTGTAGAAGCATAGCCGGTACGCTACACTGAGAGCACTACTAATCATTAACCTATCAAGGTCGGATTACTAATCTCTATGGGGCAATCAAAGGTTACTTACGCAATCAACTATGAGACGCGTCAGGGTGCTATTAGAACCGTCAATCAAACATTTGAGTTGGATGGAGAACATGCTCACAAACTAAAGACATCGCTCGATATGTATAATGCTGTCATTGTGGAACTTGATAGCGAGGGTAGGTTGAAGTCTATATCACTACCCAAGAAAACGAGTGGATTCTAATGGCAACTAAACCGAAATTAACACCTACACAGGCTAAGGTTGTTAAAGCTAAAATCAAGTCTGAATTACATGATATACCACAAAGAGTAACATCACAGGAAGTATGGCCTAATGCCAAGCCAGAAACAGCTGCGATGATGATGTCTCGTGAGATAAGGAAAGATAACGTACAAGATGCCATACAGCAAGCTCTGTACAATCATGGACTTACAACAGATGCATTAGCCGAGACAGTAGGTGACGCAATGGTAGCAACCAAGCTGATTCAGGTAGGCACTGAGTTCATAGAATCGGACAAGCCAGATCACTCCATTCGTCTCAAAGCAGCAGGCATGGCAGCACAATGGATGGGTATCAGTAAAGGTGAGAACGGTGGGGATAGCCTGACATTCATCAAGGTTATCAATGAAGACAAGGGTAACTATGCCCTATGAGCCGTTCAAGGGATTAAAGTCCTTACAGAACAGCGACACACCATCTGATACAGGATTCAACTATGAGGGCTATACCCGATTCATGGCTGATAGATTCACGATTGTAGATAAGAACAAAACAGAAGTCCCTTTCAGGCAGCAACCTGCACAGAGGGACTTTCTTTATTGGATGTCCCAGTATTATCAGATCATTATCCTCAAAGCCCGTAAGATGGGATTCAGTTCAACTGCCCTAGGAGTAGGAGCTACGAAGTTCCTAACAGGTAAGAATGAGAACTGTGTATCCATGTCATTCGATGCCGATGCATCTGTTAAGCAGTTAGCTAGAGCCAAGCACTATATCAAGAGTTATGAGCGCAGTACTGGAGTAAAGGTTCCCCTCAAGTACAACAGACAGAACGCTATGGTATTCGAGGGACATGATAAGGAAACTGGTGAGACCTGGACGAATACATTACGTGTCGGTACAGCCAAGAGCACATCATTCGGTCGTGGTGATGACATTACATATCTACACCTTACGGAGGTGTCACTCGTGGATGATATAGAGGTATTACTATCTGGTGTCGGTGAGGCGTTAGTACGAGGCGCTCATACGGTACTAGAGACTACGGCTAATGGATTCAACAGCTACAAGCAGTTCTGGGATAAGACCATGCTGAACAATACGGGCTTCGCTGCACTGTTCTATACACCTGACTGGGAATACGATGAGGATTATCTGGAGATACGACGCAAGCGCTTGGGTAGACTGTACGATCAGGAATACCCCGAGAACCCCGAGATGGCATTCCTTACCTCTGGCCTACCATACTTCGATGCATTCGCGATGCGTGACCTGCTACAACGTACACAGGAGACTATATCCGTATGATAGAGCTACTGAACAAGGATATGTTTCGTTTTTACCGACAGCCTATCAAGGGCGAGTTCTTTCTCGTATTCGTTGATACATCTGGTGAGGGTTCGGATTATAATGCTGGACAATTTCTGAGTAAATCACGATTAGATGTTCCGATAGTCATGCACTATGAGGGTTCAATCGTGGATGTCACACCACAGCTTAAAGTCATACTTGAATGGTTATATGACCAAACGGGTGTACGGCCGGTCGTGTGCTATGAGACGAATAACGGTGGTGGCTATGAGCTTGAACGATTAAGTAGGCTCAACAGATTACAGAAGTACACCATGTACTACCAATACAAGCTGGATAACGAGGGGCGACTGATGCAGACTGATAAGCTTGGATGGAACACTAACAGTGCTACCCGTCCCGCTATGTTGACAGGGGTAGAAGATTTAGTGAACAACATGCTCGTGACCATATACGATAAGCCTACCGTTACGGAGATGTTTAGTTTCGTGAAGCATAAGACACCGAGTGGATGGAAAGCTGAGGCAGAAATGGGGTCACATGACGATCTTATTATGTCCTTAGCTGGTGCGTGGCAGTTATATCAGACAGAGAACCCACCTGTTGTGCGTCATGAACGTCCTGAACCAAAGCGATTAAAGTTTCACATAGGAGGGTAAATATATCATGAGTAAAAGTATAATCCCGCGATTATCGGCACTTGAGTTAATAAAGATGCTAAAAGGTGAAGATTCTATACCACACACGGTATCAAAACCTGACTTCCAACTCATCACTGAGGATAGGCATGGCAGCCCTACCACCACTCATGTAGAACAAGGACAAGTAGATAACCTCATGGTCGGTAAGGAGATGGTCACTGTCATCACGAAGCTGGATAACAAGGGACGGTTGATCGCACTCAAGGTAAGGCCAAGCCGATGAAGTACGCTAAGGTCACGACATCAGTACCAAAGTCTGACGGCACTACTGCTATTCAACACAAGTCCTACCATGAGGAGCTGAGTAGTATAAAGGAAGAGACACAGCAAAGCATCATGTCTAGTCGCATGACACTACTCACTGACATTATCAAGTGCCTGGATGTCATCACCAAGGACATCAGCCCTGAGCTGGATATCCACATCATCACAGAGAATGACAAGGTGCGTATCGTTAAGACATGGACGGTCAAGAAAGAGATTTACGGTCGGTAATTTACAACGGTTGTAATTTACGTTACAATCACCACTAACAAGCAAGTCATCTTATCACGGACGCTTAGCTAATAACACCAAGGGGCATATGGCGTTTTTATCTAAATCAGAAGTGTACGATGCTTATAAGGATGCAGTAAAAGAGGCTGACATCTGGCGTGAGGACTACTCACAATACGAAAGACTGATGGACAACGGCCTGATGGACGGGCTCGATGAGAACCTACCCGAGGTCAACGACGGTTCACTAGCGGCTTCCCTGTTCAAGCTCGCTAAGCGTGTGATTCGTAAGAAACTAGGTGGCCGGGCCAATGCTGAGGATTCTGACGAGCCATGGGTGACCGAACTTGCCAATATTGAGTGGGAAAAGAATATCCTCAAGAACGCGAATAGTATGTCTACTCCACGCCGAAAGTGGAAAGACGCAGTACGTAAGGCGGCAGGTTACGGAAGCCAACCTATCATCACCTTGTTCGTCGAGCGAGGACGCTACACTGGCGCTGATTTCATCGTTCCTTATGCACAGGACGTAAAGCTCGAAGCTGGTAAGTGTTCCGACATGGATAGCGACATCATCTTCTGGGATGTCTATTATACGAAACTCCAAGTCAAGAACATGATCGAGCAAGCCAAGAACGAGAACAAAGAGGCCAAGGCTGAGCGTGAATCATGGGAACTGCGCAAGGCTGAAAAGATAGCGATGGGTGAAGAGTTCGATGAAGACGAACCTGCACCGTATAACAAATGGAACATCGCTGAACTTGAGAAGATAGTCGAGACAAATGCCGAAGAAGACCGCCCTGGTAACGAAGAAGCCCGTGAGAAGCAAGAAAAGGGTGCCAAGAAGTCGGGTATTCATTTCTATATAGCGTTCCAGCGTGGTGTCAACGCACCGTTCTACATGTGTCACAACAAGAAGACGGTACGTGAGTGGAGCAACCCCGACCCAAGTGGTGATATCCCTGTCCATTATCTGTATTGTTACCAAGACTTCGTGAATCCTTATGGCATTGGCATCGTCAAGCTAGCTGGTGGTACACAGAACGTCATCGATTACCTGACTCAGGCTGATATCCTAGCGACTCAAATCGGTATATCCCCACCAAAGATGATTAAGGGCGATGAGTCGAGTGTAGACCTGACATCCATGACCATGACACCTGATGCCAACTGGTTCATAGGCCAGACACAGGTAGAACCGTGGAACATGGCTAACGGTATCTACAACGAACTACCAGGACGCATGAGCATGTACCAGACACGACTTCAGAAGATGATGCCGATGGGCGATACCAGCGCCAGCGCACAGGATAGCGGTGACCCGACGCAAAGCAAGACTCCTGCTGGTGTGAAGCTACAAGCTGCCAACCTGTCTATAGATGATGAGGACTTCTCAGAGAATGTCGATGAATGTTATGCGATGGTAGCCCAGTCGATGATTAACACGCACTTCGCCAACATGCAGGGTTCTGACCTGCGCAAGTTGACTGATGATGAGCGACAAATGCTGATACAAGCTGGACTTGAGTGGAACCTAGATGAAGTCGGTCAACCTATTGGCAATGAACTTGATGTGCTATGGGACAACGCCCGTGCTACGTTCACCTTTGAGATAGACCCAGAAGCTGACAAGACCCAAGACGAAGAGAAGCGACTTGAAGGACTGCTCAAGGTGGCTGAGTTCGCTAATGCTGACCCGAACTTTGACTTATATATGGCTGAGGATGGTAAGAAGTTGAACCGTGGCGAGTTATACAGTGAGATAGTCGGCCTGACTTCTGATAACGACAAGATCATTCAAGACATCACACCTGAGGAACAGAATCAGATGCAGATGCAGATGGACGCAGCTATGCAGCCTCAAATCGACCCTGAAACTGGTATGCCGATGGAGCAACCTATGGAAGAGCCGATGATGGAAGAAGAAATGCCACAGGAAGCACTTGAGGGTGAAGTCATGCAACCGGAGATGCCACCGAGTCCTGAAGAGGAAGCAATGGCTAATGTAGAGGCTGTCATGCAAGAGTTCGGTGTAGATGAGATGACCGCACTGGCTATGTTAGAAGCTGAATCACAAGGCTTCTCTCCAGAGGAAATACAGGAAGCACTCCTCCGTAACCAGCCACAACCTGAGGAGGCAATGCTATGAGCCGTGACGACAGTGCCCTATTCACAGGACTCAGCAGTGCATCTTTCCGCAAGCAGGAAGCCCAGCGCACACTTGAGTTACAGAAGCGCAAGGCTGTTAAGGCCGTACTCAAGCCGACTGAGGAGTTCATAACCGATGAGATAGCCAAGCAAGAACAACGTGTCAAGGATACACTGGCTAACTTGCCTGTCACGTTCGAGACAAAACAGGAGGATATCAAGTCGTTCCTACTGGCGCAACAGATGAACCTTGCATTCATACATGATTTCAAGACTGCCCTATTGAATCGCTTGCGTATGCCGGAGGAATCGAATGAGTAAGCAATGGTACGAGGAATATCAGGAGAAGCTGCATGATGAGCAGGATGGCAAGTCACGCGAGGAAATCGCTGAGGATTTACAACAGCATACCGAGCATGTCTTCGACCCTGATAACGCACCCAAGCAAGGCCACAAATGGGTAGATCGTGGCCTCAAGATGTCATGTGAACACGCTGGTCATGCGATGCATCAGGCATGGAAAGTCGGAGGTAAGCATGTAACAAACTAAAGGTACGCGGTACTTGTAGCCACACTGGTTATGGCTACAGATACGGCTTCCCTTTAGCCACAGATTCACCGACTTAAACGGTAGAGGCTCGTCACCTATTCAACGACAGAATAAGTAAAGGAGAACATAAATGGCAGATGAAGAATCTACCGACGTAACATCGGTTACGGATACATCAACTAACGAGGACGCTCAAGACACAGATGCCGCCTTTGAGGAACTGGATTCAGATGATACCGGTTTCGAGGACGGCGAAGAAACAGAAGAGTCCAGTGAATCAGAATCAGAGGATGATAGCGCAGAATCCGATGATGAAGAGGAACAGGAAGAATCCGCAGAAGATGGCGAGGACGTAGAGCAATCTACCGAACCGCAGGAGAAGGCAACAAAACCCGAGGAATCAACTGATACCAAGGAACAGGCTCGAAAAGCTTACGAAGCCAGACAGGCCGAGAAGCAGGCTCGCGACCAGGCCAAGCGCGATGCACAGTTCGAGTACATCAAGGCAGCAGAGGATGACAAGGACTTAGCACTCCGCCAACTCCAAATAGATGCCTATAACAACAAGATCGAGAACAACACCCAACGGCTTACCAACGCACTGGACAAAGCAGTCGGTAGCATAGAACTGTTCAAGACCGGCAGCCCCGCCGTAAAGGAACGCTTGCTCCGCGCCGTAGACCAGTACGAAGCGATGCATATCAAGAAAGACCAGAACGGTGACCCGATTGAAGTTACAGGCGACGTGTTTGAATTTTTACAACAAGAAGCAAACTCTATACAGGAATTGCTTGGGGATGGTGCCCGCAAACAGAGTAAGGATAAGTCAGGCCAAAAGGCCCGGACACTTACCGCTCCGGTGAAGACACCGAAGAAAGCGAAGGTAGATCCCGACCTTGCCGCATTCGACGAGGAAGCCGCTTCCTGGTAGACATAAACAAAGGAATAAAACTGTGGCTATAAATTTAGCAAGTAAGTTCGAGAGCAAAACTTCCGACTTACTCAAAGTGGCTCGCAAGACCAAAGACATGGTCAACAACGACTGGTCATGGGACGGCGTGAACGCGATTAACGTGTACACCCTTACCGACCCAGTCATGGGTAACTATAACCCGAATGGTACTGGTAACCGTTATGGTAACCCTACCGAAGTAGAAGACACTATCCAGACATGGACACTGTCACGTGACCGCGCATGGACGAAAATCATCGACAAGAAGAACTACCAAGACCAGCTGATGGTCAAGAAGCCAGGTAAGTACCTTGCACAAGCGACTAAGAACGTATTGATTCCTGAAATGGATGCATATATTCTCCAGACTATCGCGACTGCTGGTGCTAACTCAGCTACATTGACTGCCGCTGCTGGTATCACGACTGTTCCCGACCGCGATGACATCGTAACTGACGCTGCTACAACTAGTGGGAACGCATATACTAACTTCTTAACAATCAACGCTGACATCAGTGACCGTGAAGCACCTACCGAAGGCCGCATCGCTGGTATGACTGCTACGTACTACAACTTCCTGAAACAAGGTGGTTTCGTACTTGACAGTGATTCAGCTTACCGTGACCGTAAGAGTGGTAACTTGGGCGAAGTTGACGGCGTAAAAGTCGTTCTCATCCCAAGCTCACGTATGCCTGTCACATCCGGCGCAATCGACCTGCTCATCACTCACCCAAGTGTGACCGTCTCACCTGAGAAGCTTGTGGACTATACACTTCACAACAACCCTCCTGGTGTTTCAGGTGACTTGCTTGAGTACCGACACCGATACGATGCATTCGCTGATGTCAATAAGCTTCAGTCAATCGGTATGCACGCCGTCGCGTAAAGAAAGGAACTCTAATGTCCGAAACAACAGAATCAACTCCGAAGAAGGTACTTAACTGGCGTGAGAAGCTCGATAAGGGCTTACCACTCACCCAGATACAGGAAGCCCAAGCCGACGCTGAGTTCAACTTCCTACGCCGCCAAGAAGAAGAGCGTGTGAAGCGTGAGTTCGAGAAGCGCAAGCAAGGGCAAGTCCAACCATCTGACGATATAAGTAAGAAAGGTAAATAAAAACTATGCCATCTATTGAAGTAGGCGCATCAGGCCACCGCGAGTTCGTAGCCGTAACAGGCGCGAAATCACTGGTCGTCGCAGATCAGGGCATCGTACAGAACGTAACAGCTAGCGCAGTAGTAACCCTACCTGCCGCAGCTGCTGGCCAGACGTTCACCCTACGTGTTGGTAAGGAAGGTATTACAACCTCTCTTGTACCAGTAGGTTCTGACACCATGACTGGTAACGGGTTCACTCCAACCGCTCTTAAGGGTGCAGTGTTCACGAACCAGCCAGCTGGTAGCTATATCCAAGTAGTCGCAGGTGCTGCCACATGGCACATCTCACAACTTCTCGGTACTGCTACACGTACGGTCTAGTTCTATAGGGGCGGTACCTCACACCGCCCCACCATTTAACAGCTAAGAAAGGAATATCATGGCTGGAAGTTCAATCTATCGGGGAGACTCCGACACATGGACACTGAGTGTTCCCCTTACACTGTGGTCGGCCAGTGGTACGTTTTTCTTTGCGGTTAAAAGCAAGGGTGATATTGCTACAGCTGACCTGACCGATGCAAATGCAGTACTCAAGAAAGAGTACAACGATACGTTTATCACTGATACGACAGCGACGGATAAGGTGTATACACTGAGCCTCTCACATGCTGATACGGTCAATGTCACTCCTGGTAAGTACGTCGCTGAGTTCCAGTGGGTGAACGCTGGCGGTACAGTCGTTAAGACCTTTGACCAGTTCAAGTACCAGATCAAGGCAGATATAAATCAGCGAGTAAGTTAATGGCGGATATCGTACTTGAAGATACAGACGGAAACAGTATCGTCATAACAGACGATGATGCTGCTAACATCTCGCTTCAAGATACGGATACACCACCGATAGAACTAGAGACCGTTGGTACTCCAGGCCGCGACGGTACGGACGGTACCAATGGTGTTGGTGTGCCTGTCGGGGGTACTACGGGTCAAGTTCTCTCAAAGATAAATAGTACTGATTATAATACGCAATGGATAACCCCAGCTAGCGGTGGTGGGACAGGCACGGTTACGAGCGTATCTGTAACTACGGCTAACGGCGTATCTGGTTCTGTAGCTACGGCAACGACGACGCCCGCAATCTCTCTAACATTAGGTGCTATTACCCCTACATCTGTTACGGCATCAGGTGCTCTATCAGGCTCCAATCTCTCTGGTACCAACACAGGCGACCAGACTACTGTTACGGGTAATGCTGGCACAGCCACGGCATTGCAGACAGCACGTACGATAGGCACACTCACGGGTGACGTCACTACGGCTGGTAGTTCATTTAACGGTACAGCCAATAACACCAATGCGGCTATACTTGCAACGGTCAACTCGAATGTCGGGTCATTTACTAACGCCAATATTACCGTCAACGCAAAAGGTCTTGTCACTGCCGCTTCCAACGGGGCAGGTGGTGGAGGCTCAGGAATAACCCGCACAGTGACGGTGACATCAGGTAGTTTTACTCCAGGCTCTACGGCTACGACGGATTATGTCTACCTGATTGCTGGAGCGCATGCAGTCACTCTTCCGACAGCCTCAGGTAACAGCAACCGTTATACGTTCAAGAACAACCACACGGCAGCCGTGACGATTACCCGAGCAGGTTCTGATACGGTTGAAGGAGCGATAAGTATTTCAGTAAACCCAAGTAACTCAGTTGATTTAATAAGTAACGGCACAGCCGCATGGAGTGTAATTTAAAATGGCTTACGGACAAGTACCAGTACGAACAATAAACAGCACTGATGTAGTGCCGATGATTAACGCCTCACCGCAGGCTATGACCACAGGTTCTATCACCACCTCGTCATCCGTAGTCACTGCGACCGATTTGACAGGTGTTGGCTCAGCCACAATCAGTATTTACGGTACATTCGCAGGTGTTAACGCGACATTCGAGGGTTTTGATGGAACGAACTGGTTTGCAGTGGTTGCCAAAAATGTCGGTACTGTAACGGCCGATGCATCGACTACTACAGGTGTTATCGCTACAGCCCAGTACTACAACGTCTCACCACTACTCGGTGTCCAACAATTACGTGTGCGCGCTACAGCTTACACATCAGGTACAGCCAATGTTATCATCGAACCATCTACGCAGTTTATAAACAACCTGCAACAAGTCGTTGGTGCTGTTACGGCTACTGTTTCGTCGACCACCCTTACATCTGTTGTACCGGGTGTTGCAGCAACGTCACTTGGTAAGGCGGAAGATGCCGTACATGCCACAGGTGATACAGGTGTGGCTGTATGGGGAGTAGCGAACACGGGAGCTGGTACGGCGTTTTCTGCGACAGGCGACTATACGCCGTTTTCAGTCGATATAAACGGTGTTCAGTTCACTCGCACATCTCCAGCTAATACACCGACTCTAGCGAACGTCACAGCTTCCGCGACATCACAAACTGCACTCGCGGCTAATACTAGCAGGCGTACGGCTATCTTCTATAACGACTCGACTTCCGACTGTTACCTCAAGTATGGAGCGACAGCGAGTAACACCTCGTTCACCTACTACCTGCCCTCTTTCGGAACGTTATCTATCGATGGTGCGGAATATGCGGGACTCATCGCGGTTATACATGCATCCGCCACGGGTTCGCTAAGAGTTACGGAGATAATCTGATGGGTAACTTATCTTCTCCGACTCCTGATGCAACCACCCTGACTAAGGGTAAGATACAGCTCGCCAATCATCTAGGGGGAACAGCCGCACTCCCCACAGTTTCAACTACAGGTATTGCGGCGATATTAGCTATAGCCTATCCAGTCGGTTCTATATACATGAATAAGACCGTTTCAACCAACCCAGCCACATTATTCGGCTTTGGCACGTGGGTGGCTTTAGAGGGACGTGTTGTTGTTGGTAAGGCCGCAAGTGGTACATTTGTTACAGCGGGTGCAACAGGCGGTGCTGAAACTCATACATTGAGTACCACTGAAATGCCCGCGCATAACCATACGTGGAGAGGTGGTAATACTTCTAGCGGTGGTCTTGTCGGTTCTAACCAGATGTATCAAGTAGGGCTAGGTGCCTCTGACTTCGTCGGTAACACAGGTAGTACTTTGATGAATAACACTGGTGGCGGTGGTGCACATAATAACTTACAGCCTTACGTAGTGGCGTATATGTGGGAAAGGACGGCATAATGGGACAACTTACAGGCTCGAATGAATCAGATAAGATACCGTTAAGTGCTATGTCAGATAGTGTACCGATGCTTGATGACGTGAATAAGTTACCTACTTCACATGCTGTGTTTACCGTGGAATCTGCACTTATCTCCCTCATCAATTCCAAGCCCGATGCACAAAGCCAATCATCGGTTGTCAGGACGCTTAATAGCGTATTTCAAGTATCAACAGCTAGGGCAGCTAATGTACGTTATAGTGTGACGATATCCAATACGGTGAGCCTTACGGGTGGTGCAGCAGGACTTGTGATTCTTGAGATCGCAACCAACACGGGATTCACGACAGGCGTACAGGAATTAGGCCGTATATCCAATAGCAACACTGGTAGCCTTGTTGTCGGACTAGTGCTTACCGATGCAGTCACATTACAATTGAATGGCCATATACCTATCGGCTGTTACGTACGTTTGCGTACAAGTAACACGACAGGTACACCCGTTTACACGTTCCAGACAGGCCAAGAGATATTAGTCTAGTGGTTGACATTTTCTTATGCTTATGCTATCTTCTGAATTAAGAGTTCAAAAAAAGAACTCCCCAGTCACCGTCTAAAGCAACAACAAGGAGTTCTTACCATGAGTATACTACGTAAATCTATTATTGGCATTGCCATCGTCACATCTTTCGCTGTAGGCGGAGTAGCTGTACATGTAATCCAAAGTGACGATACACCACCTACCCTGCCAGCCGCATATGTCGAGGTTCCGAAAGAGCCAAGCATCGACGATATCAACAAGGCTGAACTAGCCACACTTATCAATGCCGAGCGTATCAAGGCTGGATTACCTGAGCTGGTAGTTGATTCACGACTTGAGATGTCCGCACAGGATAAGTGTAACGATATGGTTGCCCGTAATTACTGGAGCCATAATGACCCAGATGGCAATGAACCATGGGGATTCATACGCAACCATGTGTCTTATTACCGACAAGCTGGAGAGAACATCGCGTATGGTCAAGAAAGCCCAAGTGTACTTGTAACAGATTGGATGAATAGTCCTACCCACAAAGAAAACATACTAGATGTCGACTTTGATCATGTTGGCTATGGTGTCTGTGAAAGCAAAAACTACGTCATGGATGGTCATCAAATCGTCATAGTTCAGCATTTTGCTGCACTGTAGTATACTTGCGGGTATAAGTGCGAAGAAGCCTACCACGGCACCGCCCATCTTATCAAGGACAGCGGCTCACTCACATATTTAATATTTGAGGAGTTTCTGTATGGTCAAGTTACCGGGTCGGTTCAGTCCAATAAATGCAATCAAGCAGACGGGTAGTGTACTAAATCCGGCAGGTGGTGTCAGCGATTACGATATATTCGGTACACTCGGTCAAACAACATCGGATATTGATACGAGTTTTCCATCGCAACAGTCTGGTACTACGAGTCTTAGCGTAGGCGTTGCAAAACCCGACACACTATCTAATTTGAAGCCAACATCGGGTGTGGGTGGCGGGGGCTATGTAATGGGAGCAAATACCCCTTATAGCGAAGCTGGTAGTTACGGTGGTGGCGGGGGTGGTTCAGCTGTAGACCTTGCGGCCTATGATGAACAGGCCAATTTATTAAGGAATCTACTTGGCTCTACCCAAACGCGTCTCGGCCAAGGACTTACACAGCTTGGTGATGACTTCAACCGTGAAACAAGCAACGCTAACGAACAGCGCTCCCGCGCATTAGAAGACTATGCAGTACGACGTGAAGATACCACCCGTGGTAAAGACCAAGCTATCGGTCAAGTCGATACCAATGCGCGTACCCTAGCTAATTCGCTTCGTCAGCGTATCGGTATGGCGAGTGGTTCGGGTTCAAGTGCTTATCAGATAACAGCTCCGGGTGCTGTCGCTCGTGACGCATCCATCGAACGTCAGGGTGTACAGGAAGACTTTGGTGCTAACTTCCGCGATCTAGCAACCAAAGAAAAGCGTGCTACCAGTGACTTCGACAGCCTACTTAGCGACCTCCAATCTCAGCGTCAACAGAAAGAATCAGGACTTCGTGAAGGTGTACTCGGCCAAGAGCAAAGTATTTACGGCCAGCTCGCAGATGTCGCACGCAAGAAGGCCGCAGCAGCAGGCGGTGGTTACGATGCCATCCGTTCAGCAGGTGCAGCAGATACCGGCCAATACCAACAGCGCCAGAGTCAGATAGACGGCCTGTTCAACCAGTTCCGTACTCCATACAGCGTGAAGCCAGTGCAGGTGGAAGCACCAACCCTTAAGGACTACACCGTAGACCGTGCAGCTATCGGTGGTGGTCAAGGCCAGACAGATACATATAGCCCGTACAGCAACCTGTTACGCAAACAGCTCGAAGAAGAAAAACTAGTTTAGGGGATTCAATGGGGCCACTAAGAGATTTCGTTCAGAGTGCATTCGGTACCGCGAGGGCTGTTGCTGGCATAGATGACCAGCAGCGTATAAACCTGAACGATTACCGCCCGAAGAAGATGGCTCAAGGCCCGACCGTTCCACGACGGCTTCCTCAAAACCGTTTGCCACAGGTAGCTATTGGTGATTTACGGCAACAACCTGGTAATGTACGTCAAAATGATGAAGTCATAACTTATGATAATGTTCCCTACTATGCTCCCAAAAAGAATACGCCAAACGATATGGCATTCTCAAAAAGTAAATATCAAGCACTACCGCTCTATATGCCCGAAAAACAATTCATGAAGAAACAGCTTATGGAGAAGATGAATGGCCTTTAGTCTAAAGAACAAGCTCAAAGAGTTCGGTGCGCAGGTAAACGTATTCGATGGTGGCAAGACAGCCGCTACAGTAAGAGCTGCCCGTCCTGCTCCTGCACCTGTACCAACTGTTACTCGTAGACCTGAAGCTCCTAACACAGGCAACATAGCATCACGTGTATACGACCAATTAAACGTATTCGATAACAACCGTACATTCAAACAGCGTGAGGCGACACAGAACAAATCAAATTTCCAACAGCTTGGTCAAGTCGGTGCACAGACTGTCCGCACCACCGTGCCAGCCACGATACGAGCAGTTAATACCATTGATGCACAACGTCGTCAGCTGAATGCAACTGGTCGTCAGTTCCTAGCTACCGCGACGAAGAACCCTGATGCGTACAGAAACGCTATGGCCGACTATGAGAAAGCTACAGACCGCTTCGGTAAAAGAGGCGGTATCATGGATGTCGGTACGTTTTATAACGCAGATGAAGCACGTCGTGGTGACCTGAAAACAGGCATTAAACGCATCGGTGGTGGCATCGCTGAGTCAGCATTAGAGGTGGGGAGCCTATATGCTGGCGGGGGAGCTGGTAAGCAAGTCGCTACCCAAGGTGCTAAAGCAGGTCTTATAAAAGCTGCCCCGACTATCGCGAAGAACATAGCCCTGAACGCTGGTCAAGGGGCAGTATCCGCATATAACCAAGATGCAACAGGTGGCCAGATTATAAAGAATGCAGCGGTATCGGCTGGTCTTGGCACGGTCGGTGATATCGGCATGGGTGTTGGTGGTGCGCTAGTACCAAAGGTTGCGCGGGCAACAACTGGGCTCGTCAAGCAACAAGCAAGCACAGGTATATTGAATCCTAGTGTCGTCGCGGATGCACTGACTCCGAAATATGCAGGACTCAAGAAGAACCAGATAATCATGGACCCTGCTAAGCTGAACGCACTGAACGAGGCACGTGATGTTTTGTCAACGATGTACGCACCGGGCATGAAGCCTACGACACAGCAGGCACAACGTGTCGCCGATGGCCTACGCCAGATTTATGACGAGAACGGGCTTGAATTCATCAATGGCAATAACGCGGAACGGGTACAGAGAATCACACAATACCTTGAGAAGAACGGTGAAGCGATACCGAAGTTCCAAAAGAGTTTAGCAGGTCAAGAGGGTGGCTATGTACAGGTACCAGGTCGGTCTAAATCAGACGCGCCAGACTTACCAGCGCCAAAGACATCAAAAGCCCAAGCACCACTAAAGGTAGGACAAAATCGTGCTGTTTCATCTGACCTTAGTGTAGCACCGACTAAGACTGGTGGAACAACACCTTATGCCAAAGATGAATACGTAGCACTTGCTCTACCTGAAAAAGCTCCTACCCGTACTGAGTTCCCCGATGAAAACAAGCTCAATACAGGGCGACTCAATATTGACGACACCCAGCGTAAGGCATTAGCTGATGAGACTATAGAAGTAGTAGACCGTCTATCCAACAAAGAGATAGAGGAAGCTGCTAAGGGTGCTGGTCTTGATTTTAAGAGCTACGGCATAGAGGGTACGAAGAAGCGAATCGCTGAACAGTTGAACGTGCGTAAGGATGTCGTACGTCTAATGAATGAGACGAAGCTAGCACGTGAGGCTGGTGACTTAGGTCGTGCCGAGAAGCTCATTTTAGAAGCATCCGAAAAGGGTCGTATTAGCAAAGCCCAGGGTTCCGATGTCGCCCGCCAGTTGCAGGCTCGTCGTATCATTGCCAACGAACTCGACACGCCTGAGATGCGTATATACAAGCTACTCGATAGTGCAGGCGTATCACCTGAGACATATGCGAAGAAATTAGCTCCACTTGATCTTGACGGTTCAGGTGTAAAAGCTCTACAAGAACAGGCCATAGCTGCTAAGAACGCTGGTGACCGACAGGAATTTATACGTCTGACCGACATGGCTGATGACCTCGCCAAGAAGAATAGCAACGAGATAGTTAAGGTATACCGCGAGATGGTGCCGGGTAAAGCCCGTGAATGGCTCGATACCGTCCGTTATAACTCAATGCTATCCAGCCCGCTTACTCAGGCCACAAACGTCTTTGGTAACGCCCAGAACGTCGCATTGATTGCCCCTATCGAAAAGACACTGCGTGGTGCCGTCGATGCTGTCGGTAGTGCAGTCAGCGGACGTGAGCGTAAGTATGCAGCTACTGAGGGCGGCGCATATGCCAAGGGTGTCGTAACTAATCTCAAGAACGCTACCACGAACTTCGGTGATGCGATGCGAGGTGTCGGTAAATACTCTAACGCTGACCTACGAGATGACTTCAATATTCCACTCGCTAAAGGTGGTGTTAAAGGCGGTGCTTACTCTGCTTTGTCCGCCCCGATGCGTGTACTGGATGGCATGGATAAGTTCTTTAGAACACTGGCCGAGGGTGGCGAGGAAGCTGCATTAACAGCTCGTGAAAAGGCTGGTATCAAGGTGCGGGGTAACAGGACTGCATTAAAAGAAGCGGATGCCGCCTACCGTGTCTACCAGACTCCATTGGGTGAATCAGGTCAAGGTGTCATAAATGAAGCATTTGATGCGTTCGCGGGCTTAGCTATGAAAGCCCGGAACAGCAAGAACCCTGTAGCCAGTACCGTCGCCAAGTTCACCATCCCTTTCGTGAAGACCGTCAACAACATCAACAAGCAAGGTATCGTCGACTACAGCCCACTTGGGTTTGTGAACCTCAAAGGCAATGCCGACAAGACTACTGCTATTACCCGTGCCATCATGGGTAGTGCTGTATTCGGTACATCCGCTGCGCTATTACAAACAGGTGATATGACATGGGCTGAACCACGCGACCCAGATGAACGGGCACGATTCCGTGCCGAAGGTAAACAACCATACTCTATTAAGATAGGTGACAAGTGGGTAGGTTTCTCCAAAGTGACCCCGACTGTCGCGTTCCCGATGGCAATGACCGCCGCTATTGATGACGCGATCAAGAACAAGAAGCTCGATGATAGTGACCGCGACTCCATCCTAGAAGCCGTAGCCAAGTACGGTAACTTCCTGAGTGACCAATCATATGCGAAGAGTGTCGGTGATACACTGGCCGCAATCGGTGGTGATAAGGAGGCAGTGGCTAGTGCTGCATCTAACAACATTCAACAACTTGTACCCGCCCGTGCATTAACTGGCTGGTTCGCTCGTATCGGTGATGACAAGGAACGCAAGGTAGATACATCCCAAAGCTACTGGAACCAACAAGTAGAATCGCTGATGCAACAGTACCCTGGACTCCGTGAGAAGACTGCCACTCGTGATTACAAGGGTGAGCCTATTGCTGCGAACAATCAGGTATTCAACGGATTCTCACCTGTAAGGGTTACAAAAGACAGAGGTGTTGACCCTGTCGATGCCGAGAAAGACAGACTCAAAGCTGGTGATGTCGCAAGCGTCAAACTCGACAAGGGACAGACGGCTGAGCTATCTAAGATTACCGGCCCTGAGATTAGACGTGAACAGGAGAAGCTTATCAACAGTCCTGAGTATAAGACTCTGACACCTGATGAGAAACAGAGTGCGATGGCCAAGGTATCAAAAGATATCACCGCTGCACGTAAAGCTGAGTATATGACCGCTAATGGCATAGAGGGTTCGGCTAAGCTGACTGGCGACCAGAAGAATATCGTAGGCGGTAAGGTCGCAGGTGCAAGTACTAAGAAAACCTACGCAGATAAATATGACACTGCCGTCAAGACGTATGAGCGTGAGAAGTCCAAGATGTCCCGTCTTGACCAACAGGATGCTGAGAAGAACATAGCATCCCTCAAGATCAAGAAAGATTACGACGATGACATTATCAGCCTCTACGGCAGGGGTAAGGGTGAAGCCTACAAGTTCCTGAACACTGACGAGAATGGTAAGGCGATGGCCGATAAGCTCATAGCCTACGGTGATGCATTGGTAGACGCTGGACTTGCCACAACTAACAAGTTCCGTGACAAGTATGGCAAGGTGGATATCAGGCCGAAAGAGACTTCCAAGGGTACGGGTAAGACCGGTCGTGGCGTAACTGATTTCAGTCTATTCACTGGCGCACTAGCTAGCGGAAGCGTCAACAAGTCCCTGCGCTCCATACTTGAAAGTTCTCGATTGAAGTCGAGGAAAGCATGAGCTATACTGTAGAAAACATCGCTTATCGTATCAACGACGGCAGTAACCATGGAAGTGCGCGACTTACGCCTGACTACCTATGACTACCACCGAATTTATACAGAATGTAAACGATAGCCTCAGGGCACTAGATGATGATGTACCGACTACCGGTACTGACGAGTGGAACTATTGGCTCCGTGTCGCCCATCGTCTCAAGAACAAGATGTACCGCGATACTAAGCACGTATGGACTAGTAGCTATGCAGTCGCTGAACTCGGCTCCGTATCGGCTTCTAGTGAACCTGCTTTTGAATTAGAAGATGAATACCTTGCATCTGCCAATTACGCCTATGTATTAGATGGAGATGGACATCGCACAGACTTTAGGATTATCAAGCCAGAGGAAAAGAACTTTCATCATCAAGAGGTATTCATCGCAGGCCAAGACCCACAGACGCTGTACTTCTCGAACGAGATTACGACAGGCCAAGGAATCATCGGCGGAACACTATACCTGCCCGGCTACTTCATGCCAGATGATTTCTACGGTGACAATGACACGATTCCTGTAGATGATGCCTACTGGTTAGTAATGGCGACCGCTGCCGAAATTGCCTTCAACGACCTTACCTACGAAGACAAGTTCGCTGACCTGAACGCCAAAGCTAATGAACTCTGGACACAGATGGTTTCCAACAACCGCCGTGGTACATATGACAATTCCCGTATCACTCCTACTAATGTCCGTCGTATACGCGACACGAGGCGATAGTCATGCCGATACAAGCTACTCAGCGTCGGAACAAACGCAAGACCCGAAAAGTCATCAACATCATACAGGATGAGTTCTCTGGTGCGTATCAGTCCACGATAGATAACTCACGCCGTAAAATTAACTCTCTATCCAGCATGACCAACATGGAGCTGGTACAGGACAATGTCGTGCGTCCCCGTCCTCCGTTGGTACGCTACGGTGCTCAGCCTGATTTGCCTGTCGTTGGTCGTGGTAATTATTACTACAATGGTGAACGTGGCTTACTTTGGATGTTCAATGACGGCGGAGTCGGTAAGGTATATAAGCAGGTAGATGGTGGTGCCTTTGACCTCATCGGCGGTAACTATACTGTGGATAAATGGAGCAAGTTCTGTCAATCCAAAGGGAAAGCCTATGTGTACAACAAGGTGGATAAGCTTAGTTACGTAGACCTGAACCTTGATACGATTGTTACCTATACTGCGCTTACTACCCCTGCTGCCCCGAGTGGTACAGCCAGCGCTAACCTTATCTCAGGTACGAAACCATATAACTATTACTACCGCGTATCCGCCAATAATGCCGTCGGCGAAAGTATCGCCAGCCCTGTCAGCGGTGCCGTGAACGTGAACACAGTACGCGAGGGATGGTCATCTGAAACAGCTATCGCTAAGACAGTCGTCATTACGTGGTCAGCTGTCGTAGGTGCAACCTCTTATACTTTGTATGTCGGCAACAGCACCAATACTCTGAACGAGCTTGTCAGTGTCAACGCCCTGTCGTATACCGATGATGGTAGCCTAGCCGTCAACACATTCAAGCTCGCACCTGAGGGTAACAGCACAGAGGGATTCATAGCCGACTGGTTATACAACGATAGTAAGAACTCACAGATATTCGGTGTCAGTGGCATAGACAACAAACTGTATTACTCGGCGGCTGGTACAGGTGACTTCAGTCCATATAACGGTGGTGGCTGGGTGGCGATAGATGAGAACGGTGACACCAAACTGAACTTCGTTGACGGCTTCCGTAACGGTAAGGGTGACCCTGTGATTACGACTTCCAGCCGTGGCGCTGCTGGTAAGGGCGCGCTGAACCATGTGACCTTTGAATCATTGACCGTCGGTGACCAGATAATCATTTACCCGAACGTCTATCCAGCCAGCGGACAGTCTGGCACCTATGCCCCGCGTGCGACATTCAAGATACGCGACAGCCTGATTTACCATACAGGACTGGATATCAAGAGTACGGGTACTTCGCAGAACATCGTCAACATCATTACGACTAACTCAGTCAGCCAAGTCATCGAACCTGATCTCGACAAGATAAACCTGCAAGCCCTTGAGAACGCCTGCGGTATGGAATATAAAGACCGTGGCTACTTCGCCTTGCCGGTCAACTCCATGACCAATAACGAGATATGGTACATAGACTTCTCACGTAAGAATGCATGGATACTTCGATGGCCTATCTCCGCCGATGACCTCTGGCTGTATGAAGACAATGAGGGTAACACCCATTTCTGCGCACTAGTAGGCAATATCATACTAGAGTTCAGTCGTAAGGGTAGTCAGACACATCAGGATGACGGGGTGGCATGGACATCTAATGCAGGCTTCTCCGCTCTTGTGTGGGATAAGAGTGGTATCTGCCTCGGACAGGTACGCAACCAGTATTTCAAGTTGTTACAGCCTAAGGGGAACATTACGGCTAATGCGACAGGTATTACACGTAGAGGCGTACAGACAGCGGCTGGTTCTGATACGTTCACGGTCACTACAAGCTTCACTGGTTACGATAATTTTGTGTACGACGAGCATGTTTATGATGAAGACCCTGGTCAGATTAACAGTTATGGTAAGAGCGTCGCAGTATTACGTATCAAGCCAAAAGGACTACTAAACCAGATATCGTGGGACGTCGGGGCAGCTACAGCGGGCAGTGATTACACGCTCAGTACAGTCACATCGCGTGGATGGTATTCGGAAGAATTAATTATGAAGACACTTTAAGGAGATTATATGGCCGCCAATGCAAACGATTTTTTCATACAGGTAGGTAGTCCAGGAACAGCCACGAATTTGGCGGGCTCTGGTTACACCATTGGTGCGCCTAGTATCACCGTTGACACCACAACAAACTGGCCGACGCTTACGGGTGTCATCTTCGGCATAGATGTCATCGAAACTGATTCCAACGGTAATGAAGTTCGCGTAGATGGTTCCTACTGTATCTTTGAGGGTGTCGTGACCAGTGGTACGACTATCGGCTCCGTAGACAGGATATTCGGAACACCCCAGAATTATTCAGCAGGTGCGACAACTCGTGTCTATATCACTATTTCGACAGAGATAACTAACCGACTTGTACAGGGATTGCTGGTAGAACATAACCAACTTGGTCAGCACACATTGACTTCCAACTCTACCCTAACATCCCCGAAAGTCATCACCAGTCTGAATGATACGAACGGTAATGAACTGTTCAAGGTTACCCCGACTGCATCTGCTGTGAATGAATTTACTATAACTAACGGTGCTACTGGTAATGCACCGATCCTGTCAGCTACAGGTAGTGACACAAACATAGATGTAAATATCGCACCAAAGGGTACCGGTGTCCTAAGAGTGGGTGGAGCAGCAGTAAATATAGGTGCCTGGACAACCTGGACTCCTACGTTTAGCGCGTTTACTTTGGGTAATGGGGTTATAAACTATGCTAAATATACCCAAATAGGTAAGACTGTACATCTAAAGTTACGTGTTACGCTCGGAACCACGAGTGTCGTGAGTGGCGCAGTCGGGTTTTCTCCACCCGTAAATCTAACCTCAGATTACACAAATGAGGACTTCATCCTATCTACAGTTGTCTTACGTGACGCAACAGGACAAGAAAACAACGGTGTACTTATATGGAGTTCAGCAACAAGACTGAATCTCGGCGTAATGGATACTGCCGGAACGGCCGCCCAGAACGGTACCGTTGGTGCTAGTACGCCGTTTACATGGGCAACAAATGACTTCTTTCAGGTTAATGCCACATACGAGGGAATCTAATAACGTGTCCAGTAAATGGCTAGATAAGCAACAAGAAAGGGAGCAACAGGAGCATATGGGTCAACCTATCACGGAGGTCTCACAGGAAGAGTTCGTCGAGACGCGAGAGAAGCCGTATACCGTACAGTCTGGTGAAACGCTGTGGGGCATCGCCGCACGTTTCAAGATAGATGCAGAAGAGCTCTTGTTCTATAATAGTCTCCCCGACGCGAGTGCTATCCAGCCTGGTCTTGAGATACATCTGCCTATCATCGGTGAGAACAAACCAGATGAGCGTGCGATATGGTACGAACTCCAAACCAAACAGATGCACATCATCAACAAAGGCGGTGCCTACAAGTGGTCATTCGGTAACGCTAAGAAGCTATCACAGATAGAAAAGTCTGGGCCGACATGGGCATGGAACGCCGCCGTCGAAGTAGTAGCGACTGCGCACGTCCCACTAGAAGAGGGTGTCGCCAGTTACTACATGACCGCCACTGACCTTGGCACCTACATAGAGACTGGACGCGTGAACTACAACATCGGTTTCAATCATACGCATCTTGCAGAGGGCGCACCTGTGGAGGTTCCTGCTACAGTCGTGGAGCCTATCGTGACTCCTGAGAAGACTATAGAGGATGTGAAGTTCATCAGTCGTATGGATGACCCGAACATGTATAAGGTAAGCTATCATAAGTTCCGTGAGACGGGCATGTACCGAGTTGTCCGCGACGTATGGGTAAAAGAATACGATGGTCGACAACAAGACCACTTCCTCAGCGAGGGTGAAAAGGTAGAACTCATCGGTACGTTCATGCGTGGTGAGATGATATATGGCCGACCATGGAGCGATACCAATAACTTCTGGTTCGGTATACCGATGCACTGCCTAGAGGCTATCAACGAAGACCCTGACATAGATGAACTGGGTGAATTACCTGTAGCTGACAGGATCGCTGCAAAAAAAGCACTCAGTCCATCCGAGAAAGTTTGGGACGTATTCAGCCGTAATGTCGGTCGTGGTGTAAGATTATCTGAGAATATGAAGAAACAAATAAAACGAAAGGTCATCAAATGAACATCATCAACTTCCTAAACGACGTGGCTACCAATGTGCCGTGGGCTACCATCGGCGAGGTCGTGGCAGCGTCTGGGCTACTATCATTCATACTGGTTCCGCTGAAGAAGCCTGTCGCTAACTGGTTCAAACACAACGAGCAAATGATGATTACCTTAGTAGGTGTCGGTGGTGTCCTGATTGCAGCTGCTAATTACCTGTTGACTACCCCGACACAGAATCCGAGCATCATAGCCATGCAGGGCTTTGTCGTGGCCTTTGGTTCACAGCCGTTCTACTTCATCATCGTTAAGCCGCTTCTCCGTTGGATTACTAAACAGATTGCTAAAGGTATCGCACTGAGCAATGATGTGCAGTCTGCACTCTTACCTGTCGCAGAAATAAAAGAAGAAACGACCCCTGTTGTAGAGGTCGCCCCTGTGGTACCTGTCGCAGATACTGACGTGCATTCTTTCGATAGCTAGAGCGTAGCGCAGTTCCCATCAGAACAGTTCAGGATGTTATCGCTGGTATGTCCCTGCCCTTTCGCCCACGACATCCAGTGTTGCCAGATGGTCATGTTACGGGTTGATTCTTTGGTGACTAATTTAACAGTTTTCTCAGCTATCCAGTGGCCGACGATCATCTTGAGACCGACTGTGAATATTAAGAACTCTAGTATATTTTTTAATACGTTCATTTCTTTTAAACCTTTTTTTGTTTTTGTTTACTTGTTTGTCAGCGTATTTTTCGCTGTTGATGTTATCGAGTGATGACTGGGCCGCAGACAGGTTGTGCAGTCTTTGCCTTAACCACAGCAGTGAGTAGACCATAACTAGCTAGTCCTTTTTCACAGTTTAGTCTCTGTGCCTCGTACTTAACGACGAGATCAGCACGGTCTGCCTTAAGACTTGCTATTTCCTTAGCCTTGGCATCTTCGACTACTTGCCTCTTCTGGGCTTCTTGTTTTTGATATTTGTCATAGTGCTGCACAGATAGTGCAGTAGCGCCAACCACAAGGGCTATGACAGCGGCTATTAAAGCTGTTCTTTTCATACTTGGATTGTAGCACACTACTTCTTATCGGATTCCATCTTGGTCTTGAGGTGCTGATAACTGATTACCCATGGTGCTAAATCATCGAAATACCACAGGCTTTCGCAATTGCAACGGATGCACTTATACAGCACCCCATCATCTGCATCGGTTTTAAAACTCCCAGATGCTACAAGTTCAAGTTTGCATATTGGACAATAACAAAAGGTAGTCTGTTTTTTAAACAATTTCATTTCTACCCCAAACATCGGGTTCATCTTCCCAGCGTGATGCGTGTACACAGGGTGGACTATCCTTATCTAGCTTTATGGCTGTCTTACAACCTCTACACAGGTTTAATTGCCAACCTCTTAGGACGACACCACACCATGCACATCGTCTCCTGAAGCCAAATCGCAACGGTGATTCTTCCATCATTTCTCCGCCAAATCCTTTCCAATCTGCCACTCAGTATCTATTACAAGCGTAGCCTCAAATACAGCCCGTGCCACATCATCATAATTGTATGATTGTTTCATCACGTCGTAACCAGCCTGTCTTATCTCAGCCAATAGTTCGAGGTGCTTTTCTTTGAGAAGATCATATATCTTGGGTTCAATTTCACTCCTTAGGTAAAACGCATCCTTACCAGCTGGCTTGTCAAAGATATTATCCATTAACATCAATAACTCTCCTTTAATTCATCATACTTAGATTTCCAATTTGCAATCGTCTTCGCATTCTTCGTCCGATAAATACTCATCAGTGCACTTGTAGACACAGGCGGAATAGATGTCACGCAGTCCCTGAAGAAACTATACCCGACTTCCAGCCCCTTTGTCTGCTTGTGCCACTCGATAGTCGCTTCAAGGTCTGCAAGGGAGTTAATGCGACGTGGCTTCATAGGTAGTACTTCGCTTGTTCTATAGCGTTATCTATTTGTATGAGCCAATCCTGATCGGTAGCAAGCGGTAGTTCATATCCGTTATTGGCAGATGTTTCCCTGAACTTATCGACGGACTTGGCCATCTCTTCCACGGTAAGGTCAGATGAACTACGGTAGAATGTCCGGCCGTTCTTCTCGTACGCATAGATGTCCTTATTGAGCATCTTATAGACTTGCTTGCCCTCTTCTAGTGTATAACCGAAATGGACTGAGAACGCCCCTATTATGAGATGGAGGTATCGGTTCTGGGGATTACTCCGCTTGGCGCTAACCTTTTTAATCTCGACAAGCGCTTCTTCCCCCACGAGCTTAGTGGCATACTCGAATAACCCATCTGCGCCTCCTTTAGTCTTGGTGTTGAACTTCATCACTTACTCCTGGGTCAAATGCGCGGATAGTTTCCAGTACGTTCTGGTGGTCTTTCGCCATTACCTTAGTCGGGTGTGTGCCATAAGTCTCAGTCATGAATTTCATAAAGTCATTCATGGTCGGGTTAGCCTCTGGCGTGATTTTCTTCATGACGATAGTAAATGCCCGTACCCATTCCTTTTTCATCTCCCCGTCTGCAAGGCGCTGTGTGCTTGCATCGTTGTCATCGTCCGTGACCAGTCCGAACATAGCAGTCAGCATATAACGACGTGCGTAGGTTATCGCGCCACCAACACCCTGTGGGTCTTGGCGTGTGATGACAAGGTTCATAGTCTCGCTGATGTACTCACCCGATTCATGGTAGATAGTCGTACTAAGCATATCACCCGACATGTTGCCATTGCCGTTAGTTGGTGACTGGATGATGGTTAGACCATTCGTTTTCAGCTGGCCTTTAATGGCGTTCCAAATCGTCGTCATGTCAGCATACTTGTACGAGTACTTGCCTACTTCGGCCTTGCTCGTCTTGCTAATGGACTCCACTGCCTGCTGGACATTATGGATAGCTGGAATAATCTTTGTGATTGTTTCGCTGGTTTTCATAACTTGCCCTCTCCAAATAAATCTAATACTTCACGAGTTTCCGTACGGACGCATGTCCAGCAATCGCAGAGAAAATTCTTCCTGCAAGGTTCCTGTTTCAATAGTCTTTCTAATATCTTTGTCAACATTCTCTGAATCCTCAAAGTCCGCAGAAAACCCACCAAGGTCAACATGCAGACGCTTTATGTAAGTGCGTGCTTTTTTCAAATCGTACACCTCCTCAGGTATGTCTATATACTACCAAAATACATGGTGCTCTGCAATACGTTAGTGCATGAAATGTCAGCAGGATTTATACTATAGGTATGTCATATGAAATCGGGACTTCTGTCTCACTAACACATCTAAATAAACCAAAGGCGGTCGCTAAAACGCGGCGTAAATTTCCACCTATTTCGCAAGCGGAAATCAAAGAACTGATGGCGTATCTTCAGTCCGTTTATCCACAGGCCACAGCCTAAAACTTGCAATATAAAAATGGTGTTGTATACTGCTTCGCTTTGGATTATAGTTCCTAGTAAGGTCAAGCTTGCCCGACAAAAACACAAACGGGTTATACCACAAAACAAAAATACACCTCCTCCATTAAACGGAACCCACGCTCTCGCAAAGGTTCCGTTTTTGGTTATTGAATACATTTTGTATACGGGCAATATTGTGTCGAAATATGCTTAATATTTAGGCTTTAGAAACCTTACAGGGGTGGACCTCTGTTAACCGTAGTCCCCTGCCCCAGCCATAAGCGGGTTGCCATCAGGGGTCAGATTTTTTCTTGGCGACTTCCATGCTAAAGAGGGTAGCTACATAATAAGTAGAACAACTAAGCAAATTAGTAGTGTGCTATACTTGTATTATCGGTTGGAGACGATATACAATTTGTATATAAATATGGGTCACTAGCTCCAACTGGTGGCCTTTATTTATTGGAGAACAACATCATGAGATACGTATACATGTTGAAAGTCGGAGAGAGTCATTACAAGGTCGGTATAGCCAAAGAGGTTGTACAACGAGTCAAAGAACTACAGACTTCTAACCCAAATGTGATTGAGATTGTTACTACGAAAATCGTAGAAGACGAGTATAAAACTGAGGGCCAAATCCACGAGTACTTACAGCAGATGAGAGCCGATGGAGGGCGGGAGTGGTTCACCCTGACACCAGAACAGGCAATCGCTCTGGCTATACTTATTAACAAGATTCCAAGTGTTGA